TGTATTTGTTGAAGTTCCCCAAGACCCTGACTCATCACCAGTAGCTATTTCTTTAAGTCTTAAATCATTTACATAAGTAGCCATTTATATCTCCGTTCAATTGATTATATTACCTTTCTTCTGCATAGTTAAGCAACATCTTCCCAGTTAGGTGTTTGGGCCTCATTTATTGCAGTAAAGTTAGATGTTTGTGAATCATCAATAAGTGACCACACTAAAACTTTTCCTACTGATCCTGTTGCACTTTGTCCTGTAGGGAAAACATTTGCCTCTGCATCTGTTGTTACAGATCCTAAAGCGCTTGTTGCAGTACCTAATGAGACTGATATGTTGTTGTTAGATATAGTGGTTGCAGTGCCTAAAGCGCTTGTCGCGGCTTGACCTGTTGGGAATACATTTGCTTCTCCATCAACTAATACTGATACAGATCCTACTGTTCCAACTGCACTAGGACATACAGCTACGGCTTGTGCATTTACACCTACTCCAGATACACCACCTGTTGCAGCCTGTCCTGTAGGAGTTACGTTAGCTTTTGCTACTGTAGATACAGTACCTAATGCAGAAGTAGCGGCGCTAGGTGCAGATATTTCAACGGGTAAGGCAGTTCCCCAAGACCCTTCGCCCCAAGTTCCGCGACCCCAACCGTTAATATTAGCCATATAAGGCTTTTAGGCTATTCTAATAATAGCTGTACTGGCCGCTGCCGCAGGCATTACTACTGTAAAGTCACCAGCAGTAGAAGTTTTGTCACCACCAAAATCTATTGTCGCAACAGATTTATTGCTGTCAGTTGAGTTGTATATCATACAACCTCTAGCAGTAACGGTAGCTGTTCCAAACGTCAAATCGGCAAAATCTGTAAAACCAGTTGTACCGCTTGAAGTAGGATCAACTCTAGTAAGGTTTGCACCTCCTGAAGTGTAATTTGTTCCTGATGCTTGTCCAGTCGTCGTAAACGCAGTAGTGGTAGCACCTAAAGTTGCTGAACTTGTATATAAAGCAAGTTTGAAAGTATCTCCACCTGAGTTTTTAAAATTATGAACAGCCTCTAGCAGCTCTTTTTTGAAGCTGGTTGTTAATGTTGATGTGATAGCCATATTTATATCCTTTTTACAATTTTAGCTACATCCTCCTCTCCAGCTTTGATCAGCTCTTGAATCAAGGTAGCTTTATAGGATTTTATAGCATTTTTTATATAAATTAAACACACCTGTCTAATTGCCTCTTTATAAGCCCTAGCCTGCTCTTTAATATGCGGTTCGTTGTCATCAGATACGCTCACTATTTTTTCTGTTATACGATCTGCCCAAAACTCTGGTGCGTGTCCACCAAAGTTAGAAGTTTGCGCTTCAATAATCCCCAAACTAGGCATTGCTCCTGGTGTTATTTCATCTACCATACTTTAGGATCTCCCGCTTTTGTTTCTTTTAGGTGTGTATCATAGCGGTCCATAAGAACAGGTTTTTGTTCTTCATCTATTTTTCCTTCAATTTGACTTCTGTTAAAAACACGTAGTTTGTTTTCTTGATCGTGTACGATAACTTTAGGATCGTCCAAACGATGATAACCATATAATTTATCTTCTACAGGTATCGATGTGTCTAATAAAGTAGACGAATTAGCTACTTCCACTTGCATACCTGCACCTTGACATTTAGACAGCCAAAACTCAACACACCCTCTGCCTGACTCTGCAAAATATAAATTACCAGAGTAAGTAAAATCTACACCAAACATTTTCAAACAACCTACCTTGTTCCAAAGTGCAAAAGCTATAGCGTATGCAACTGTATTGTTAAGATAGTAGCAATTCAAATCTCTTACCACTTCTTCTACTGGGTATAGGACTAATCCTTTTGCTCGTTTATCTAATTCACATGTATATATTGGTCCTTTATGTGTTTTGAGTATTTTTTTCATAGACTCTGTTTGCCCACCTGCATCATCGCTATCAAAAAAACGACTAGCTGGGTCTAACATAAAGATTCTGTCGTGAAATATGACGTCAGCCACGGCATTTATAGCCCAGACCTCGTCAAAATGTACTCCGTGTGATTTAGCAAGATTATAGTCAAACCAACTACGTCCCATACCTACGATGGCTACAGTCTTGCCCTCAAGTTTCTTGATAGGCTTCATATTTACTCCTTTTAACTTACATTAGAGCGTAGTGAGTCATAACGATATTCATCTCGTCTTCCTCTAGCTTCTGCTCTATTTTTTAATCTAGCAATTTCTTGTTGGAATCTATTTTCGTAAGTTGTCAGTAAATCTGCTTCACCCTTCATAAAAGTATAGCCCTCGACTAACGAGCCATAAAGCAAGGCGTCTCTGGCGTTCTTAGAAAGCCAGGTACCACTTGTATTTGTCACCAAACTATTAGGTCTGTATAAATAATGCAACTCTACCGAGTAATCTGCATCTGGTAATGGCGCGACTACGATAGTAGATCCAGAACTTCCTGAAGTGCTGTATTCCTTATCGAAGTTAGCGTAGTATTTAGGCAGCCCTCTCAGACTGGTATCAGTTATATCAGGAGTATATTCCTGCATAAAACTGGGGTGTTTCTTATCCAGAAAATGATAGTCACTTGAACTATCAATAACCGCCAACGAAAAACTCAGAATAAAATCTGTAGGACAGGTTAAAAAACGGCTACCCGTTGTTAAATTACCCGTCACATTTTTCCTAAAGAAATCTTCTTGTACTAAATTAAATATACGATCTTCAGCGTTCTTAACAAAATCTGGAAGCGTTGTGTTGAAAGTGCTTTCATTGTTATCAAGAAAACTTTGTATCAAAGTAGTTAATTCAGTATAAGTCATGTCGTGATTGTAACCGTTCCTAAAGTTGCTGTCATTTTAGGAGTAGAAAAATTTGTACCTAATATTGAGGAGTTCATTGCAAATGAATTAATACTTGATGAACTAAAATTACTTGGATCAGACACTACTACAAAACCCTCACCAACTTCTAAATCGTTGTTTGGTCTTGGTTTGTATAATGCCTCTGGATCAGATACAACTGGTCTAGGATCTATTTGCGGCGCTTTTGGCTCAAAACAATCTGGACAAGTTTTTAAATTGTTCCATTCTTCACGTAGCTCATGTAACTTATATTCAAAACCACATCTATCGCAGATGGCTTTTGCAAATTTGCCAAGAGCGTAAGCCATTAATAACTACTCCTCATTGAAGGTTTGATACGAAAAGATGCTCTGTCCTCATCTTGATCAGCTGCTCTCCTAAACTCTTCTTCATAAGCAGCTTTTAAAACTTGTGTGCGTTCTGGCGCTCTTTTTTGAGATATGTAGTACGCTAGACCAGCAGCAAAACAAGGATAGAATCTAAAAGGCATATCAACAGTATTTATAGCTGTATCAGCATCATCCATACGTACTATTTTATTAAATAATAAGACGTCAGTAGAATTTTCAGGAGCAGGCCATATTTTTATTACAGGCGTAGTCAGCTTGTCAAAAAAGAATTGAGATGGTCTGCTTTTGGTATCTTTAGTTGGTATGTTTAAGTATTCAGCACGACTGATTCTGCTCATACTTGTATCAGTTGTTTCGTTATTTGTTGTTCTTCGCAAAGACATATCTAATATATCAATGACATTAGAATTGAGAGAATAACTAGAAGTGCCTTCTGTTAGTGCTTGTGTAGTTTGTTCAATCGTCCATTGGTTCAAACCTCTGTTAGCCCATTCTGCTAACATAAGGTTGATAGATCTTTTTGCTGTTTTGAGATCGTAACCTGTCCTTAGTTCTATACCGCAACGCTCAAAAGCCTCTTCTATAAACTCGGTTACATTTGGTTCAAAATTAGTGCTGCCTGAAAGTGCCATTACTCATCCTCTGCATATAGATTATCAAAAATTCTGTTTACGTCCAAGGTATAGTCTAAATCAGACTTTGAATAATGTATATGTGCAGATGGTCTAAAATCAGGTGCGCCACTACCAGTTTCAAACCAAGCTGGATGTGTAACTCTTACGCGATTGTTTGGAAGTGCGACTATATTGCCAGTCCACTCTCCAGCATCTAAAAGTTCTAAGACATGACTTTGTTTATGTTGTGCTGGATCGTCTGCTATTTCGTTCTCTGCATAATCCACAGTGAATAAATATTTTGCTGGATACATATTGCCATCTATTTTTGCCATCCAGGGACAAGGTGTTGCCCTATCTATAACGTAAACTGCATGATGGTGAGAGGAGCAATCCCAAGGTTGGGCATCGTGAACAGCCATTGGCTCTGGCCACTGTTCAAAAGGTGTATCGCCTACAAGTGCAGTAATTGGCATCCTAGCCCACATAGCGCCCCCGTGAACCGTATCTTCTTCTTCGCCTTCAGCTTCTATACCTGTAAATATTACTTGAAAACTTAAACAACGACACGGCATAGTTGTAACAGCGACAACCATAGCGTGTAGAAACTCACCGTGATATTTTTCGTGGTTGTGTGTGTATTCTCTTCTAACCCAACATTTGAAATGTGGGATGTTGCTTTGTAAATAAGCCACCTATGGCTTACCTTTCCCGCCCCTTTTGTATCCTTTAGATTTCATTGGGCCACCCTTTTTCATACCTTTAGTGCTGTAAACACCACCTTTTTTCATACCTTTAGATTTCATAGGTCCGCCGTTACGCATACCCTTAGATTTCATAGGTCCACCCTTTTTCATCCCTTTGGACTTCATTGGACCACCTTTTTTCATGCCTTTAGACTTTACCATTCCTCCAGCTGCATAACCTTTTGTTCTTTTATACATTCAAACCTCTACTTTTTTTTAGTTGCTTTTTTCTTAGCAGCTGGCTTTTTAGCAGCTGGTTTTGCAGCCTTTTTCTTAGGCATGTTTAAATAAATTCTTGTTTCTTCAACAGGCTCATCTGGCCTTACTTTTGCATTTTGCCTGGCCTTTAACTTGGCTTCCATTTTCTTATCTGCTTTTGTAGCCATAATTTTCTCCTACGATATAGTCGTAACTTTACGACGATTACTCATAACTTTACCACAGCCTCTTGCTATGAATCCATTTTTTTTATTTGTCTTATTTTGTATACGTGCAACATCTCCTGTTGCCATTGAAACTCTTGCTTTTTTTGTGTTCGCTACGACAGTCTTGCCTTTTGCTCCAGCAGCTTTCTTTTTTCTTGCTGTTTTAGCACGTTCTGCTTTTGATAAACTTTGGGCTTTAGCTTTAGGCAAACATCTATCAGGATTCTTTTTGTTTTTGCTTGTTCCACACGGTCCTTTGATAGAACCATCTGTACCGATTCTAACCCAGTTTTGTTCTCTCCACTGCTTTAGTTGGCTCATTATCTCATTCTATCGGACATGACTCTGCCCTGACCTCTTACGTTAAAAACTAATCCACCGCCTACTTTTTTAACTCGTTTTTTATTTTTAGAGCCTTTTGCA